CGTGGACCGGGAGGAAGCTGCAGCTGTGGTTGCGCCTGTGTACGGTGGCAAGGAAGACGTATACGTTAGAGTTGGAGCCAGAGTAGCTGTAAAGCTAAAGTTTGGCTCTGAGAACGTGTACAATCATCCGAAGCGTTACAACATGCTCCGTGGAAGGTTTTATGCAGATAAAACAACCACTGGAGATTGTGGTAGACCGTATGTATTGCGCAACCCCAGTTGTGGACAACCCCTAGTTGCAATGCATTCAGCCATGTTGGAGGGAACAGAGGCAGGAGCTTCACCACTCATTCGTGAGGAGGTGGATCATGTGTCGGATTTGTTGGATCGTCTCATAGCCCATCCTAGTGAACCACTTGAGTGTGAAGCTGGGGACTTTGAGTGTGATCGTGCTCATAATCCCTTCTGGGAGAAGAGAATTGTGAACTTTGGACACGCAACATTGCGTAATGTACCGCTTTCGGCGTATGTTCCTCCGGGGAGTGAGCTTCGCTGTTGGTTGAGACATCCAGAGTGGGAGAATGCATTTGCTATTAGTGCGAAGAAACCGCAGGACGGTGTGCATCCTCTCTACACAAATGCTCAGAAGACAGAAGTGTCGGCAGGTGCCATTTCGTATGGGTTTTTGCAGAAGTGCATTAACTTTTACACGGATAGGTTTGTTGACTATGGGGATCGAGAGATTCTCAGTGATGATGAGATGGTCAATGGCCGCCTGCCCATGACACCTTTGGAGATGAAGACCTCGTGTGGTTTTATCTCCAAGTGGTTTCGGAATGGGAAGTCTGAACTGTTTACTCCACGTGTTGTTGAGCATGTTGGCGATCCTGTACATTATGACTTTTCAGAGGTTGCGAATTCAAGGTTCGTACCATTGTATGGGAAGAGCTTTGTAGCGCGCTTGGAAGAGTGTGAACAGATGTTGATGGATGGCACAGTGCCAATTTTCATTTGGACGGCTACGATGAAGGATGAACTGTTGAAGAAACAGAAGGTTGCGGATCTCAAGACGAGAGTCTTTGAAATGCCTGATCTGATCCACACATTACTGATGCGGAAGTACTTTGGTGCATTTATTAATGCAGTAAAGGAGTTAGATCCGTTTCAATCAATGTGTGGAGTTGGTGAGGACAAGACTAGTGTCTGGAAGATGTATTGGCAACGACTCAATGAAGTCGGACCCAGGGGTTTCGACGTGGACTATACCGGTTATGATGGCAGTGTTTCAGCGGTATTGTTTGACTTCTTTTTGGGAGTCACCGATCGCTTTTATGGCGAAGTTGGTAAAACACAGAGACATGGTCTTATGTACGCTCTGCAATATTCCTACATGGTTGTGGGTGATAATCTCATCTACACTGAGCAAGGAAATAAGTCAGGGTGTGCTATGACCGATGTGTTCAACTCCGTCACGAATGTGTTCGTGATACTGCTGTCATACTTACATGGTCGTTTGCAGGCTGGTTATAGTGCCAGCTTTGTGAACTT